GAGATGTAGCTCCGTCTCGTGGGCTCGGAGATGTGTATAAGAGACAGATACATGGCTACATTCAACTTGGGTTATATCATTCTATTATTTGTTTTTTACTAAGTTAATTATCTCGTCTTTGTCTCGCAGGTTGGCTTCCAACTGTTCGACATTCTTTTTGAAGCTCTCGACCTGATCGGCAAGTGCGTTGCGCTCACGTTCAAGTCCGGCGACTTTCTCTTTGAAAACCTCAATCTGTGCGATAAGCGCTGCATCTCCCATAAGGTTGATTGCGTCACCTTCACCCATATTCACTGCCGCCAAGTAGGCGAACACGTTGTTTGGGCTATCGCAGTAGAGGGAGAAGAAATTGAAATCAAGAGCCTCGCATACTGCTTCAAGTCGCTTGGTTTCAATCGTATCTCTTTCAAATATGCGATTGACGTGCTGTTGCGGCGTACCAATGCGACGGGCAAATTCAGACTTGCTCATCTTCTTCTCGTCAAGGCGTTTCTTAATCTCCTTGCCGATATGAATTTTCTTTAGCTTGATTACCATTTGTCAGTCAATCTTTAGTCAATCCGTTAATTAGATAAACAGCGAATAAAACATAAATCGTTAGTAAGTGTGTTTGTTATCCAAACTATAATTGCTTACTTTGCGTTACTATTGTACTGATTATCTGATTGCAAAGTTAGTAATTAGTTAGTAAATCAACAAATATTTGAGCAACAAAATTAAACATTATATGGAAATAACCACTGCCAAAGTCCGCCCCTCTCTTATTGAGATGGAGGTTGGACAAGTTATAGCATTTGCTATCGAGAAGATGAAGAACATACGCACAACCTGCTCCGAGCTTGGCGCTATCTATGAGCGCCAGTACACAACGCACGTCAACCGTATGGAGAGGACAATCGAAGTAACGCGAGTAAGCTAAGAGATTCATGGAGTTAATTCAATTCCCCGACAGACTAATTCCTTACGACCGCTTCATCAGCGATATAGCCGCAAAGGTTGTGAGCATGATACAATCGGATGCCACCGACCCCGATTATATCAGCCAACGCAAGGCTTTCGCTATGTTTGGCCGCAGGAATGTGGAGCGTTGGAGGAAGCAAGGAAAGGTAGTGCCGTGCAAACGCCCCGGAAAGGTGGAATACCGCACTGCTGACCTCCGACTCCTCCAAAGGGTAGAACAAGACTATTTCTAAACCGAGTATGACAAACAATGATATTAAACATATTGAGGCTACCCAGTTGAACGACTACCTCGACACCCTCACATATTGGGAGAGGGTCGAGTTCGTGACTGCGGTTGTCAAACGCTTCAAGGTGAAGCGTCAGACTTTCTTCAACTGGAAATGTATGGCTTGCCGCATCCCGGAGCAAGCCAAGGAAATCATCGAGAGTGAGGCCGGGCAAGTGATATTTGTAAATGTACCCGAATATGATACGGACTCGCCCACTGGTTGAACTGAACCGCAACTATAATATCAAGGAGGTATGCGACATCCTTAATATTCATCGTGACACTCTCCGAAAATACACCAATACCGAGGCTATTGTCTGCATCCGCATAACAAGCCGCGAGGTGTATTATTCCGGCGAGGAAATTTTACATTTTTGGGAATGGATGCAGCAGAGAAAAGGTAATTTATGATAGAGCAGTCATCCATTCAGCAAGTCCACGATAGAGCCGACATCGTGGACGTTGTCTCTCGCTATGTATCTGACCTCAAACGCAAAGGGGCTAACTATATGGCCTGTTGCCCGTTCCATAATGAACGGACTCCGTCGTTTCTTGTCAGCCCCTCCCGAAATACCTATCACTGTTTCAGTTGCGGAGTCCATGGCGATGCCATAGACTTCGTGATGCGCCTTGAAAACAAGAGCTATCCCGAAGCCATCGAGGAACTTGCCAAGATGTTCGGCGTGTTCCTCAAACATACGGAGCGCGAGCAGTCAGATGAGGAGCGCGAAGCCGCCAACAAGCGCGAGTCTATGCGAATCGTAACGGCCAAGGTACAGGAGTTTTTCGTTCAATCCCTGCAAGCCGACACTCCCGAGGCGACCACCGCCCGGCAATATGCCTATACCCGATGGGGCGAGCAATACTGCAAAGAGGTCGGCATAGGCTTCGCACCTCCCGACTGGGATGCGCTGCCTGAATATTGCCGGAAGAATACTTTGGACGAAAAACTTCTCCGAGAACTCGACCTGCTCCGTTACTCCGAAAAATTAAAGAAACTATATCCATTCTTCCGCGACCGCGTCACCATTCCCATAACAGACCGTTACGGAAAGGTAATAGCCTTTACCGCAAGGTATATCGGCAAAGACCCGGACGCTCCGAAGTATATCAATAACTCCGACTCAGCCCTTTTCAAAAAGGGTGAGACGGTGTTCGGACTCCGCAACGCCATACGGCAGGCTTCAAAAGCCGGCCGCTTTGTTATTGTCGAGGGGGCGCCCGACGTGCTGCGTATGCAGTCGGATGCCGTGGGGCTGACCGAAACGGTAGCCACCCTCGGCACTGCTTGGACTGAGGCACAGTTCAAGCAACTGCAACGCTACGCCACAAATCTCTGTTTTCTCCCCGATGCGGATCTCCCTAAACCGGGTGAGCCGCACGGGGCCGGAGTAAAGGCGGTAATGCGCAACGGACTTATAGCCCTGCGCATGGGCTTCAATGTCACGGTGCGCGAGCTGCCGTTCCATCAGCACCCGGTCTATGTTCCTCTTTTCGACTTTGAAATAGAGGAACTGGAAGCACAGGGGAAAACAGATTTTCCCAGGCAGAAGCTCATCTCCGTTCTCTACTCCAAAAACGATGCCGACAGCTACATCGACAGCATAGACACTTTCAATAAACTTGAAGATGTCTATTTTCCCGTATGGCACGGCTTGAAGGCCCTCCAAGCCGCTGCTACCGATACGGAGAAAGCCTCCGTCCTAAATCAGATATGCGCTGATGTGCTTGTGCATATCGAGGACGAGACGCTGCTCAACCGCACCCTCGAACAGCTCGCCAAGGAATACGGCAGAATCAAATTGTGGCGCGACGCTTTGCAGCGCAGCCGCACCACCCGGAAGAAAGAGGCCGAAGCCAAGGCGAAAGAGTCGCTGTCAAAGGAACAGGCTGCAATGCGCGAACTCGGCATCATTCTGAAGAATGGATGCTATTGCTCTTACGACAAGGACGGAGACCTTGAACGATGGAGCAATTTCTCGATGCAGCCATTGTTCCACATCATCGACGGCGACAACGCCATACGAATATTCAGGATTCAGAACGACCGCGGAGCAAAGCGCGAGATTGAGCTTCGCCAAGAGGAACTTGTCTCGCTCACCCGATTTCAGCAGAGGGTCGAAAGTTTGGGAAACTTTATTTTCAAAGGGAAAATAGACCATCTGCAAAATCTACGCGAATATCTATATTCAATAACAGACTCAGCAATGCAAATATCAAAAATGGGGTGGAACGCCGCCGAGGAGCTATATGCTTTCGGAGACGGTATTTTTGCCGACAATGTGCTTTACCCGGTCAATGAATTGGGTATCGTCAAGATTGACGAGCGCACATTCTATCTCCCGGCTTTTTCAAAGATGCACTTCGAGCAGAAGGATGCTTACCAGTTCGAGCGCAGCTTCTCTTGCCGTCAGCACGGCGAAGTGTCGCTATATGAATACATTGACCGTATGGTGACTGTATTCGGTGACAACGCCAAGGTGGGCTTCGCGTTTATGCTCGCCACTCTCTTTCTTGACGTTGTGAAACAGACCTCCAAGCGTCTCGCACTGCTCAACATCTTCGGTCGCAAGGGAACAGGTAAAACCGAACTCGGCACGGCTCTGATGTCGTTCTTCATCCGGCAGAACGACCCGCCCTCGCTCGCCACCACCTCGCTCGCATCTCTCAATGAAATGCTGTCGTGTGCCGAGAACAATCTCGTTCATCTTGACGAGTACAAGAATGAACTCGACTTTCGCAAAATAGAAATACTTAAACAGATATGGGGAGGCTCAGGCCAAACCAAGAAGAATATGGATGGCGACAAAAAGGTGCAACGCACCTTTGTCCGTTCAGGGGTTATTCTCACCGGCCAGGATGCGCCGACCCGTGATGACGCTCTTTTCTCGCGCGTCATCCACCTGTCATATTCGGAGGTTACGTTCAGCAACGAGGCCAAACGCAACTTCGAGGAGTTTCAGGCCATCAGCGCACGGGGTGTTTCTCACCTTACCGTGCAGTTGCTCAAACTCCGCAAGGTGTTCGAGACAGACTATGCCGCCAACTATGCCGTCTGCAAGCGTCAGCTTGTGGCCGCTCTCGCAGAGGATCAGATTGAGGACCGACTGCTCAACAACTGGCTCGCGCCGTTGGCGGCTTTCGCCACGGTGCAGACCTCGCTTGACTTGCCGTTTAACTACACAGACCTTTTCAATATCTGCGTCGGAGGCATCCGCCGTCAGAATGAAAAGCTCAAGAAGAACAGCGACATCGCCGTGTTCTGGAATATGCTTGACTCCAACCACATGCAGGGGCGCATTGTCGCCAAAGCCCACTTCGCCATTAAATACCAGTCGGCATTTAAGCGAAGCAATGACGAGGTCATCGACTTTGGCCGTGACAAGGCCATTCTATATCTCAACTATCAGAATGTAGTCGCTACACTGGGGCAGCGCGTCAACGGCTCAAACGTGGTAGGCAAGCTCGACACCGTTTCGCTTGACTCCTACCTGCGGACGCATCCGGCGTTCCTTGGCACAAAGCAGTTCCGTTTCCGGGTGCTACTGCCTAACGGCACACCCGACTACACCTTTGAGCAACGCGACGGCAAGAGTATCCGCCGCGTCAAGGAGGTTCGCCCTATGGCCTTCGTGTTCGATTACGAACTGCTCAAAGAGAGCTACGAGATAAATCTCGACGTGATAGAACGTCAGGAGGGGGAACTCACCGAGGACGATATAGAGCCAAAGCCTACACCGGCCCCGGCTACAACGCAGCCCACGCCTCAGTTATTCAGTGAAGATGAGGAGGAAATGCCGTTCTGACCCACGTTCAGCCCTGCATTATTCCCGGAAATAGATTGCCACGTTGGATATTTTTCAAGTGGCAATCTCTTTTTTTGCCGACTATTTCACTCGTTTTCACCGAGCTGAAATTTCGGTTAGACAAATTAGACAACATAGCCAACCTTATAAATCAGCGAGTTAGCCTATATTTTGCCGTGCCAATCGTAAGACACGATTAGACAACGACAGCCGAAAATCAACATTGAGAGTCGGTTTTAGACAAAAATTCAGACGATTTCAGCCATAAAATAAAGTATATACTTTTGACTGACAAAGTATATCTATCTTTATTTAAGGGCGTTATCTCGCGGCCTCATTTCCATTGGCTCGCTTGGATATTTGTCTGAAATCGCTACCCCGGCGGTATCTTCATACACGCGAGGAATTTTTTCTCCTCTCTTTATGCTGATTTTGCCCTCTTGCACGTTTGCCGAAATTCGGCAACGCAAGGGGCATTTCAATAGGCTAAACCGCTGATTATTTGTAACTTTGTATATGTAACAACGCATCTTTCGTCATGCACCTGTATCTCGAACTCGAAGATTATCTCGCGCAGTGGTATATCCACGATCAGGGCGGCGGTTATCCCGTCCGACCTCTGCGTGGCTCTATGGAGGCGGCTCTGCTCGAACAGTTCTTGCAGACACCGCCCCCGGATTATGTGCCGGAACGCGAGGCTTCCGGACTTGTCGCTATCGAGCTGCCGAACTTCCGCAACAAGGACACGCGGGATAACTTCTATCTGCCTCCAAAGGCCAGGGATGCGCTCGTCGCTTGCATACGCAACCGCTTCGACATTTCAATGTGGACTGCTCTGCACCGTTTTTCCGCTATCTTCCAACGGCAAGACCATCTCATATATGCCTTTATGGAGAAGCACGGCATTGAAATGACCGAGAAGAACTGGAACGCCATTGCCAAACGCTATCAGCGCAAGCGTGATATTTACAAGCGTATGGAACGGCGCAAGAAAAATTCAAAAAAATAATCCCGACTTCAAGGGGGTAAAATCGGAGTTGTCCGATTTGTCCTCCCTCCAAAATAATAATCAATGAAAACCTCCCGACAGGTACTTCCCGGCGTTAAGGCCGTCCATTGGCTCGATTGTCAGCATCTGCCCCGCAGGGTTGACCTGCACGGCATCTGCCGTATGCCGGTACCGGTGCTGACCGCCCTTTCGGCTGTCGAGGTTTTCGATGATGCTGAGTGCGCTTGTGTGACCGAGCGCGACGGCGGCTCCTTTCAGGACACCGCTACCTTGAAGTTCCTTACCCACGAACTTCTGCCGATAAATCTCAAACTCGGTTTCGTGGTTACATCTGTCGAGGGTAAGTCCTACCTTGTCGGCTCAAAAGAGCCTCCTTTCCCAAAGGTCAAGGTCGAGCAGCGGAGCGGACTCCCCGGAGGCGACAGTGCGGGCTATTTCTATGAAATTACCCACGTCAGCCTCAAATCACTTGTCGAGTGCCATATCTCGGCTGACGGTATATGACATAAGTTCTCCCAACTCCATAGGTACATTTATCAGATTTTGAAGTTAGAGAAATCCGCTTGCGCGTGAGGCGTAGGCGGTTTTCATAGGTAGCAAGAGCCTTCCCTTTCGGAAAATCCTTTGCTCTTGGAGTGAGAGAGGGTGGGGTCAGAGGTTGCGGAACACGTTGCGCCCGGAATCGTATAGTCACATCGAACAGCGCGGCTTCATTGCCGAAGTGGAGAGGTCGCCCATCTTCTCCGCACTCATCTGTTATGTGCCGGGTAAATTATCCCGTTCACAGCAGTAGGCCGCTGCGCGGTTGTCGTGATCATCGCGCATCTCATTTTTTTCATTGGAGACGGCATCGGCATCGCGTTTGTTCCTCGCTTGGGTACTGCGTCGCCCTCGGACATAGCCCCCTGTATCAGCGGAAGCCGGAGGAAGCTCTCATAGTCTGAGCCTTTTAAGGTTGGTCTGCCTCGCTGTGGATAGCCTTGCAATATGGAGTCGCAGTAGCCGAGGTTGAGAGGTCAACCACTGACGGCACACCGCCATTGCATTTGCCAACATTGTAAGCACCCACATAGTCGGGTTCACCTATCTGCTTTTGTGCGATAGCATCTTCGGTCGGTGACGGGCGTTCTTCCAATCGTGGTGGATAAACCACTTTGCGTTCATTGAAACCTCCTGCTTTCCATCTCATCTGCGTTTCCATTTCCCGGCTCTCCGTCAGAGCCATTGTTAGTTTTCCTGTCGCAAATGTAGGACTGACCGCTCAACGCAAAACAAGCCGGGGATTTCTGCAACAATTTTATAAAAAATGGTACAAGACGCATTTTTGAACGGCAAGCCTTAAAATTCTTTTGAAATTTTTGCTCTGCATCGCTTTCTCAGTTCTCCAATCATTGCAACGTAAAACTTAAACAATAACTCTTATGTCAAACCCCTCAATTACAACTACAATGAGATTACAATTCGGAGAACTCAACATCACTCCAAGAGTCGTTAACCGACTCCACGAACTGGACTTCACTGTCCCCGAACTCGAAGATGCTATCGCTGACCACAAAAGCAGCTGTGACGGTGAACCCTCTGTCTATGTGGGTACCTACGGCAAATACAACGACGGCTCGCTATGCGGCCTGTGGATCGACCTCTCCTCCTTCGACGACTACGACGAGTTTATCAACTTCTGCAAGGCAATCCACGCTGACGAGGAAGACCCGGAACTGATGGCTCAGGACTACGAGGGCTTCCCCCGGCAGTGGTACAACGAGGGCTTCATGTCCGAGGACGACTTCGACCACATCAAGGAATACACAGAAATGTGTGACAAACACGGTGCCGATGCAGTCGATGATTATATGGAGCTGCACGATGACCTCGACAACTTCGAGGAAGCCTACTGCGGCGAATGGGATAGCGAGGAAGACTTCGCCCGTCACATCGTCGAGGAGTGCTACGACCTCGAAAGGACGAGGGGCGGCCTCTCCAACTACTTCGACTACGAAGCCTTCGGACGCGAGCTGTTCATGTACGACTACACGATGGGCGCAAACAATAACGTGTTCCGCAACATCTGACCCCTTTCCTCCCTCTCTCCCTCCAAGGGCTTTTCCGAAAGGAAAGGCTCTTTGTTTATATTATACCATGAATTACATTCAAGTCTGAAATAGCTCTATCAGGGCCACATCCATTTTTATCTATATAGAGTCCTCCGTCCGAAGTGACAATTAAGACTTCATCATTCAGTCTCTTTGCTTCATTAAACGATTCAATAATGGAATGTGGGTCATAATCATAAGCTTGGTATTCCGTATACCAATCATATGGTTCATATATTCTCAGAACTTCTTCTCCTAAGTATAAAGTTGCCTGAGGTAAATTCTTTCTTGAGCGATGCTCTACTTGCTCAATAACAATTCTGTCAAACTGTTTATTCAGATAATAAGCATGTAGAGGTCGCTTTAATTCTATGGTTATCGTGGATTGCTCCACAATTATATTAGAATCCCTTACATCAAAAAAGTCACCAACTATAGTAGCTACATCTTTATGCCAACTCCCTGTTGAATGATTTCTTATTCGCTTATTAGCTATGATTGCAAATGCAATTTTATTTACTTTATCCATAGCGCAAATTTACTAATTTTTCGTGGAATAGCTGTCTTTTCCGCCGCTAATATATAGCGGTAAGTTTGCGGTGTAAATCATCGCAACTATGGCTAAGACAGCATATAACATCCAACTCAAAGGGTATGTCGGCGGGGCCGACTTCGACCGCAAGGCCGTTGACAAGACGCTTGCCGAACATTCGGGCAAGCCTGTCAACGTGCTTATTGACTCCCTCGGCGGCTCTCTCGCCACCGGGCTGTCAATCTCTGCCGCGTTCAAGCAGCACGGCAATGTCAGCGTCCACTTCGTCAGCCTCAATGCCTCTGCCGCAACCATCGCTTCGCTTGGCGCGGCCCATATCAGCATTGATGCGGGGGCTATGTATCTCGTTCACAAATGCTCAATGGCCTTCTTCGAGTGGGGCAGTTTGAACGCCGACCAGTTCGCCACTCTCATCGCCGACTGCGAAAAAATAAAGGCCGACCTTGATAAGCTCGACCAAAACGTGGCACGGCTCTACGCTGCGCGATGCAAGCGTAAGCCGGAAGACCTGCTCGCTCTGATGAAAGTGGGCGGTTGGCTCTCGGCCAAGGAAGCTCTCGACTGGGGCTTCGTCGATGAAATCACCGACCTTGAAGATGAACCGGCTCCGCGTCTGACCGACGCGCTCGCCTCGGCTATGGCCTCCGAGGGTATGCCGATACCGAACATACCCATTGCGGATGCTGATAAGGAAAGTCCTTTTGGCAAATTCCTCACTGCCTTAACCTCGCTCTTTAATTCCAAACCACATACACAAATGGCTACCGAAAATCCCGCACCCACGCCCAAAACCTACACCGAGGAAGAATACAATGCCCTCAATCAGCAGCTCGCCGAGGCCAACGCTCTCGCTGACTCGCAGAAGAAAACCATCGAGGAGCGCGATGCTACCATCGCTGACCTCAATGCCAAACTCGCCAAGACCCCGGCGGCTTCGACCACTTCCGTAGTGGAGGACAAAAAGCCCACCGACAAACCCGAAGCCACTGACTTTGACCGCTTCTGCGCCACAGTCAACGCCGCCCGCGACCTCTACAACGAGGTCTGACCGCTCACTTCATCACTCATAACTCCGACTTAACACTTATCCCACAATGGCAGGTAAATTCAAATTCACCCCGGAAGATTATCAGCAGGCGGCAATCAAATACCGCTCCGAGCTGCTGTATCTTCCTATCTTCGGTATCAACGATACCTTGCAGCACATGACGGGTCGCCCCGGCATCCGTTACGCTGAACGTGTCGGCACGATCAGCGCGGATGCGCAGTTCGCCCCCTACAACCCAAGCCGCGAGACGGACGTTGACCTCAATCTCGACTTCCGCGAGCTGCGCACATACTTCGGTTCTGTTGTCGCTAACTTCGAGCCGAACACGGCAATCTCCACCTTGCTCGGCACAGGCGCAACCAAGGGTGACGGTCAGATTACAACCCCGACCGCCCGGCACGTCCTCGCTCTCATCGCCAAGGGTCTCTCCAAGCATCTCAACAATGCCGTGTGGAACGGCAAGCGCAACGCCGCCGGTGACACCACCGCCGACCTGTTCGACGGCTTCGACACTATCACGACTCAGGAAATCGCCGCCGGAGAAATCTCCGAGGAGAAGAAGAACTATGTCAAGCTCGCCGACACAATCAACCCGGCCAACGTGGTCGACATTCTCAAACAGATTATGTTCGAGATGGACCCGCATCTCCGCGCCACTGACTGTAACATCTACTGCTCGCAGCAGCTCGTCGACATCTACAACGAGGGGTATCAGCTCACACACGGCACTCTGCCGTACAATACGCAGTACGGGCAGAACGCAGTCGAGGGCAGCGGCAGCAAGCTCCACTTCGTGCCTCTGTTCAACAAGGCTGACTCCGGCTTTATCCACATCGCGCCCAAGAGCAATATGCTCGTCGGCTACGACCAGATGGGCGACGTGGAGAGCGTGATGGTAAAGGAGTACAAGCCCTTCGTGCTGTCATACATCGCCACTATGTTCTTCGGCTGTCAGTTCGAGACGCTGCACAGCTCGCGCCTCAAAGTCGTGGAACTCGCCGCCGAACCGTTCTCTTTCGGAAAGTGACCTAATAACCCGTAACTCAGACCTCTTACTTATATGGCAACAACTACCATCGCCAAGACCTGCTCCGCGCTCCAAAAGTCGCTCGGTTGGTGCCAAGGCACTCCCGAGTTGCCCGGTGTGAAGCGGCGCATATACTACCTCGCCAAGAGCGAGATTGTCGGTTTCCCCAAGCTGCCGCGTGACGAACACGGACGCGCGACCTCGGCTATATATGAGGGCGACTTCACCCTCAAAGCTGATACCAAGTGGAAATATATAGACATCCTCCCCGACAAGTCGCAGCTCACATCGGAGGCACAGGGTGAACTCCCAAGCCAAACCCAACTCAACAAGCTCGTTGCTGTTCACCCCGGCGTAGGCCCGGAGGCTTCCGCTGCCGCCGCCTACATCAACAACACCGACTCGGTGTTCGTTGTCGAGGACATGAAAGGCAATTACCGTGTTGTCGGTTGCGACAAGTGGAACACCAAGGCCACTGTCGCCCAAGACCTCGGTCAAGGTGCCACCGGCACAACCTCCACCACAATCAATGTCGAAGCCTCCGACGAGGTGCCCGCACCTTTCTACGTCGGCACTCTCGAAACAGAGGACGGCGACATTGACTGCTCCGGCAAAGCTGCCTAATCGCTGAACCCCATTTTTCATTAACCGCATGGATAGAAGCGTGAGGCCGGGTGCAATAGATTTGGACGAGGTGTTGAACGACATCGAAGTGCCATCTCTTGATGTGCCCGACCTTGACGCTTCTTTTGCTACCGACAAGTCAAAGGACTTGTTCGCTGACAAAAAGCGGGCCGCGTGGAAAGATGTGCAACAGGCCGAGGCTCGCTGCGACTTCGCTCCTAATAAGGTGCGTATTTCCTACCGCAACCCGCAGTTCGGTATCATATCTCTCTGGAAAAAGTCGGTGTACGGGCGCACCCTCACCGACATTAAAGCCGACCCGGATATGATTGAGAAATTTGCCGTGGGTATGAATACCCTAATCCGGCAAATTCTTGGCAACTCGCTCTCCACAGGCGACTGGTGCATCGTCACTTCGCCGAAGCGTCGGCACAAGACCCGGAACTTCGCATCGCTTATTTCCGCTCGTCTGGCCGAACTGCTTGGCATATCGTTCTACGAAGATCTCGCCGAGTGCCACTCGAAACATCGTGTCGGGGCTGTCTTTACCTTTGGCAAAGAACCGCCCAAGGAGCGCAACATAATCGTATTCGACGATTTTGTTACCACCGGCGCAACGATGATTTCAATGCGCGAACTGCTCCAGCCACTCGGTTATAACCTCGTGTTTTTCACAGGCATAAACAATAAACTTTGACCCCTCCGGCCAAAGTAAACTTGACCCCCACAATGGACCACAAATTCACTGAAAAAATCAAGCAATGGCTTGAAACGTCGGAAGTGGAGCGCGACTACATGGTAGGCGCACTCTATCTTTTGAAGTTGTCGGGCAATCAGATTATGTATAAGAACATAATCCGTTGCATTGACTCCCGAAAGCAATTCGTGGAGTATCAACTTCAAAAGTATTACAACTTCCGCGTCGCCGCCCTTACTCATGCGCAAGTCGAGGAAATGTCGGCTCAGGTCGAGACCATTGCCGAGGAGCATCATCTGACCGATGAAGCCTCGACCACCCCCGAGGAGGACAGGCGCACCGGCAAGCGAGCCGACCACGACTCTCTGCCTGATGAAATTAAGGCAAAATTCATTGAGAACCTTTCGATTCTTCAACGGATGCGTGAACTTCACCTGCGGCTCAGATCGCTTTCGCTTGACAACGTGACCTGCCCGGACTCTGAACGCTATCCATTCTTGAAAGAATTGATTGCGCTCGACAAGAAGTTACACGCCAACTGGGAAGCCTACGACCATTATGTTGCTGAACCTGCCCCAAAAGCCGCTCCCTCGCGTAAACGCTCTGCCGCAGGTTCTACCACTAAAAAGGAGTCTGCAAAATGAAGCGAACTGCCGACATCGGCCAAATCCTCCGACCGCTGAAAGATACGCCTTTTCAGGCTTATCTTTCCAATGCCGTGCAGGTAGCCGACATTCTCGAATGGATTCTTGAACAGGTCGGCATAGCTGAAATTTGGCAGACTTCGTTTTCTATCTCCGAGGAGTTTCTGCGCAGACTTTTCTTTATCTGCAAGGCAAATAAAGTGTCGCGCATCAATCTTGTGCTCGACCATAAGGCCACCAACAAGACGCTCAAACTTTGGGCGTTCATAACCCAAGTTATTGAGCGTACATACCTCGCAGATAATCACTCAAAAATCCTTTTGGTGAAATCGGAGTCTGGAGATACGGTTTCGGTCGTGACCTCGCAGAACCTCACTCGCGGCAACCGTGCCGAGAGTGCGTTTATCTCAACCGACTCCGTAATCTTTGCCGGACTGTTCGACCAAGTCAACGATTTAATAACCAATCATTCAGTACCCCTCAATGACTTATTCCGAGACAGAGTTAACGCAGATTGAAAAGTACGCCTCAATCTACCTCAAAATATCTGACATCGCCGTGCTGCTTGACATCCCGGCTGATATTTTGCGTGACGATATAGCCGACCGCTCCTCGGACGTTTCCAAGGCATACCGCCGTGGAAAGGCCGCGTCAAAGGTTAAGCTACATTCCCAGGAAATGATGCTTGCTCAGGTCGGCTCACCGCTCGCCATTGAGAATGCGCACCGCAATCTGCTCGATATGGAGGACGATGAGTAATGAGTTATCCCAACGCCATAGAAGTATGTAGAGCGGAGTTATTCACAAAAGAAGTGGAACTCCGCGAGCGTTATCCCGGCCAAATGGTCGAGAAAGTTTTGCGTGTGCGCGAAATGTATAACTGGTTCATCGCCAACCCCGACGGCACAGACCGCGAGTTTGTCTCCGAAGTGTGCCAACGCCACGGAATACACCGTACAACGGCTTATTCCGACCTTGCCGTGGTGAAGTCGCTTCTGCCGATGCTCGGCTCGGCAAGTCGCGACTTTCACCGTTGGCGCACCAATGAAATGCTCATCGCCACTTACAAAATGGCTGAGAAGCGCAAGGACTCAAAGACGATGGAACGAGCCGCGACCGCCTACGGCAAGCTCAACCGCGTTGACCTTGAAGATGAACAGGCTATGCCGTATGATATGATTGTGCCGCAACCGTTCACCGCCACCGATGATCCGCGCGTTCTCGGCATCGAGCCTATCCCCAACATCAACGAGAAAATCTCGGCTATGATAAAAAAGTATCGCGCCGAAACAATCGACATCGAAGATGTGCAATTTGAGGAAGTCGATTTGGAATTTGACTCTTTATTCCCTGACCCTAAACAAGAAACAGATAATGGCGGAGAAAAAAGTTTACTTCAATAAGCCCCAACGCCTTACTCAGTTGATTGGGGCAAATACCACCGTCATTGTCGCAGGGCGACGCACCGGCAAGACCGACAGCATCGCCGCCCCCTTTGTGCTGCGCAATATGCAGCGTATGCCCGGCTCGACAGGCGGTATCGTCGTGCCTACTTTCAAACATGGACTCACAAACACCATTCCGGGCTTGCTCGCCGCGTGGAAACGCTGGGGCTTCATCGAGGGGGTGCATTACGTTGTCGGCCGAAAACCGCCGAAGTCTTTCAAGCAACCAATCATCGACCCAAAGGATTATGAGCATGTCATATCTTTCTATAACGGCAGTGTTGCCGTTATCATTTCGCAAGACCGACCGGGCAGCTCCAACTCCCTGACCCTGTCGTGGCTTTTGGTCGATGAAGCCAAGTTTATTGATTACGCCAAACTCAAAGACGAAACGCTGCCGGCCAACGGGGGCATAAAGTCGCACTTCGGAAAGCACTCCTTCAATCACTCGATTATGATATTGAGCGATATGCCGCAGAACACGAAAGGCTCCTGGTTTTTGCATTACAAGGATAAAATGGACGCCGAGCTGATAGCAACCATCGAAGCCACCGTATATGAGATATGGCGTACCAAGGAACGCATACGCTCCCTTAACGCCAACAGTGAACCCGTTCCGGCTCACCTCAAAGGCTACCTCCGCCGCCTCGACCGCAACCTTAACAAGATGCGGTCAGTCGCCGTGTACTACCGCGAGTACAGCAGCATCGAGAACTTGCAGCTTCTCGGCGAGAACTACATAAAGCAGATGAAGCGCGACCTTACACCTTTGACATTCCAAACCTCTATCCTGTGCCAGAGGATCGGAATAGCAAAGGACGGTTTTTATTCCTCGATGCGCGAGGCCCACAAATACGACGCCAACGACAATCAATACCTCGACACCCTCGGCTATGATTACGACTTCGCCACGCTCGATGCGCGAGCCGATGCCGACGTTGACCCCGACGCGCCTATCTGCATCGGTATCGACTACAACGCCAACATCAACTGGATTGTCGCCGGACAGCCGCGCGACCGCCGCCTCAACGTCATAAAATCCTTTTACGTCAAATTCGAGCGCAAGATACCTGCGCTTATCGACGACTTCTGCCGCTACTACGCCACCCACCGCAACAAGACCGTAGTGTTTTACTTCGATGCAACCGCCCTCGGCTCAAACTACGCCGTCAACGACCAGGACTTCCGTTGGTGGGTGGTGCACGAGTTCGAGCGCCACGGTTGGATGGTCGAGGCCGTCTATCTCGGTAACCCAATGCGCAAGGAGGAAAAATACCTGCTCATCAACCAAGCCTTTGCCGGGAAGCAACGCCTGATGCCCTTCTTCAACCGCTCCAACAACGAAGACCTTATCCTCGCCATTCAGTCAGCCGGTGTGCGCCGTGGCCGCAACGGCTTCGACAAGGACAAGTCCGGCGAAAAGCTCGCCGAGTCCGAAGAAGACCTGCTCGAACACCGCACCGACGGCACCGATGCTTTTGATACCCTCTACATCGGCTGTGAAAAATTCCCCTACCGCGACAGCTTTTCTTTGTGTATGTCAGGTGTTTTATGATTTTTAAACGTGCATGTGTTCAATTATTGCTCACCATGAATTTTATCTTTGTGCCGGTACCCGAAGTTTCATAAAAATTTGTTAACTTTGCGTATCCAAATCTGACAATGACCATGATGTAAACCACATCATTCCAATATATAGGAACTTCCCGAATAGTACAAAGGCTTGGTCGCCGTCAGAGCTATTCGCGGAAGTTCTAAATTCATATTTCAATGGCAACCGCTAACACAGAGAAAGCAAAAAAGCCCCGCAAAACCAAAAAAGAGGATAAAGGGCTCAATCTCGAATCGGTTCTTTTTAATTGTCGTGACTACCTGCGTGGTAGTGCATCGCTCAATGACAAGCGCGATGTGATACTCACTCTCGTGTTCCTCCGCTTTATAGGTGAGAAGTTCGAGGATGCACAGACACAGATGCGCCAAATGTGCCTCGACCGTGGACTTTCGGAAGAAAGCATCGCTAACTTTCTCAGTTCTCCGGCTCGCTACAAAAACATTGTTTTCGTTCCCGAAGCCGCCCGTTGGTCTAATCTTATCAATGTCGCGCCCACGGTGCTCACCGCTGCTCTCGATGATGCCCTGCAAGCCATAGAAGATAGTGGCGACGCACTGAAAGGTTGTGTGAAACTCAGTTTGTTCACCAACGTAAATATACAACCTAACGACCTTAAAAAAGTCGTTGATGAAGTGAATAAGATTTCACACAAGACTTTTGGTGAAGAGCGCGACCTTATAGGCCGTGTATATGAATACTTCCTCAAATCGTTTGCCGTCAATGCCACAAAAGAGGATGGCGAGTTCTACACGCCTCACGATATTGTAGAACTCATCGCCGCCTTTATCGAACCTTTCGACGGAACATTGTATGATCCTTGCTGCGGTTCGGGTGGCATGTTCATTCAGTGCGCCAAGTATGTCGAGGCCAAGCAGGGCGATATTACTGCCGTAAACGTGTTCGGTCAGGAAAAAGAGGATGCTACCTACCGCCTTGCAAAGATGAACCTTGCAATGCGCGGTATCTCCCATCATCTTGGCACTTGCGCTTATTCAACATTCGAGAAAGACCATCACGCCGGATTGACCTTTGATTACATTATGGCCAATCCTCCGTTCAACCTTAAACACTGGTTCAAGCCCGGCATAACAGAGGGAGTGAACTGGGCCGACTACGGCACACCTCCCGAAAGCAACGCCAACTACGCGTGGATTCTCCACATGCTCTCGAAAATTAAAGCCGACAAAGGCATTGCTGGTTTCCTCCTCGCTAACGGTGCTTTGGGCGATGATGATGCCCAACCCATACGCAAAGCACTTATCGAAAACGATAAGGTAGAGGCGATTATCGTTTTGCCGCGTGAGCTTTTCTACACTACCGATATATCCGTAACTCTGTGGATATTGAACAATAATAAACGCGGCGGACTGCACCACGGGCGCAACCTCCGCGACCGCCGGGGTGAAATTCTCTTTATGGATTTACGCTCTTGGACTGACAACCCCGTAAAGGGAGAGCAAAAGAAGAAAGTGAAGCTCGAAGCCGACCAAGTGAAGCGTGCCTCCGACATATATTTTCGTTGGCAACAGGTAGGCACTGACGGTTCGACCTACGCTCAGCCTGAATTATACCGCTCAGTCGGCCTCGATGAACTCGCTGCCAACAACTATTCGCTTGTGCCGAGCCGCTATATCGAGTTTGTCGACCGAGATACGGCAATCGACTACGACAAAGTCCTCACCGAAACGGCTGCTTCCGTAGGCAAATTATTAACTTTGCAGCGAGAGAATGACTCCACCCTCCGCAATGCCCTGAAACAACTTGGATATGAGTGCTGATATGATACAACAACCATTGGAGCAGCAGTTCTCGGAGTTGCTGTCAATCATCAACTATCACCGCAGCCGCGCCTCTCAAGCCGTCAACAGCCAACAGTTGCTGACGGCGTGGAGTGTCGGTGCGTACATATCCAACAAACTGAAAACCAATCAATGGGGCAGCAAAGTTGTTTCGCAGTTTGTGGAACACATGAAAGTAAACGCCCCCGACATCAAGGGGTATAGCCGCCGAAACATCTACAATATGGTGATGTTCTTCGACGAGTATTCTTCGCCTCGCTTCCTCTCAACCGTTCAGTCTTTCCTGCCTGGCGCAAATGTGCAGTTGGCATCTGCACAAATTGCCTCCGATGCCTCCTCCGGGCAAACCGTTGTCGCAGAAATTGTGCAGACACCATCTGCACAATTGCCGATGGACTCCACTATGCCTAAAATTCTGGAACTTATTTCATTCAGCAACCATATCGCTATCCTGAATCAGTGCAGTTCTTCGGAGGAACGGTTATTTTATATACTGTATGCTCATCGTGAGAGGCTTAAATTCAAGGAGGTGCAACGCTGCATTACCAACGACACATACACTTCCTTGTTAGGATCAAAACACAATCTCTCGAAAGGATTGTTGCAGACCTATCCTGATGCACCTATACTTTTCAAGGACACCGTTTTCGTCGATTTTCTTGGACTTGCGCAGAAACACTCCGAGAAACGGCTTCGCATGGGTTTGGTGGAACACATGAAGCAGTTTATTCTTGAACTTGGCAAGGACTTCCTGTTTGTAGATCAAGAATATTCTCTTGAAGTTGGAGCTTCCGTATTCAAGGCTGACCTGCTTTTCTTTCACCGAGGTTTACAGGCTCTTGTGGCGGTTGAACTGAAACGCCGCAAATTCGATCCGAGGGATATGGGGCAGTTGGAGTTCTACCTTGAAGCACTTGACCGCGATGTAAAACGCACCAACGAGAACCCTTCAATCGGCATTATTCTTTGCCCCGAAGCAGACAAGACCGTTGTTGAATATGCCCTGAGCCGCAGTATGAGTCCGACAATGGTTGCTGAATATAAGCGGCAGTTGATACCGAAAGAAAAAATGCAGGTGCTTCTACAAGAATATTGCGACTTGGCAATGATAGAGAAGAAAGGGGGCAAGAAATGACGCAACCGACCAAGTGGGTAAAGCTCGGTGATTATATCGAGCAATGCGATGAACGAGCTTTGGAAAAATATACCGTAGATGATGTTATTGGTATAAGTACCGATAAGAAGTTTATTGCCACTAAAGCAAATATGGATGGTGTCTCGCTTAACTCATATAAAGTTGTTAAGCCATTTGAATTTGCTTATGTAGCAGATACTTCTCGTCGTGGTGATAAGATAGCTTTGGCTCTTAACACCACAACAAAAGCAGTTCTAATTTCTTCAATTTATACAGCTTTTCGTAGTATAAACACAGAAATTCTGTTGCCCGAATATCTGTTTATGCTTCTTAACCGAACTGAATTTGACCGCTATGCGCGGTTCAATTCTTGGGGAAGCGCACGTGAAACATTTGATTGGACAGAATTATGTCGCGTTCAAATTCCGTTGCCGTCGATAGCGGTTCAGCGAGAATTGGTGGAGGTATATAATGGCTTGAAACAGTTGGCCGAGCAGAACGAAGCATTACTGCCGCGACTCTCAGCCGCTTGCCACGCTTATATCGTCGACTGCCGCAACAAATTCCCCTCTGTGTCCCTCGGCGAATATATAGAACAATCTGATAAAAGGGCAGGAAATAATTTTTCAGTCAAAGATGTTGTTGGAATAAGTACTGACAAAAAATTTATTGCAACAAAAGCAAATATGTCAGATGTCTCTATAAATTCTTATAGAGTTGTGGCACCATTAGAATTTGCTTATGTGGCAGATACATCGAGGCGTGGTGATAAGATTGCATTGGCATTAAACACTTCCCAAGAATCGGTATTGATTTCTTCTATATATACTGTCTTCAAAAGCAAAGATTCTTCAATACTTCTCCCTGAATTTATTTTTCTTTTCCTTATTCGTAATGAATTTGACCGTTACTCCCGCTTCAATTCTTGGGGAAGTGCGAGAGAAACTTTCGATTGGTCGGAATTGTGCCGTGTTCAACTCCCGCTGCCATCGATTGAGGTGCAGCAAGCCATTGTTGATGTTTACCAGTGTGCTGAGCGTGCCAAGAAGATTGCTGCTGAGGCTCGCGAGCGTCTGAAAAATCTGTGTCCGGCACTGGTGCAACGTGCAGCTCACTCCTAAATCTCTATCTCCATGAAAGGTAAACTATACGAAACGGAATACGAAGAAGCCCTCATAGACCTCTTGGTTGACGAGGGCTGGCAATATAGCAATGGTAAGACGATTAAGAACCGTCCTTACCGAGAACCTCTGCTCGTTGATGAACTGCGCGAGTCGCTAAGTGCGCGTTATCCCGAACTTACTGCGGAGGATATTGAGGCGATTGAAAACCGTTTGCGTCACGCTCCCGGCCAAAGCCATTTTGAGCGTCTGCGCAACACTTTCCAACTTGTACGCGACGGCTTCCGTTACGTTAGAAACGGCGACCGCAAGAAATTTGACGTCAAGCTCGTTGATTTCGACCGCCCGGAGATGAACTCCTACCGCGTTGTCAATCAACTCGAAGTGGGCTACGGACTCAAAGATGATGTCCGCATCCCCGATGTGCTTCTCTATATCAACGGCATACCCCTTTGTATTTTCGAGTTGAAGAACCCGACAAAGGAGGATGCCACCATTGCCGACGCTTACGAACAAATCCACACGCGCTATATGCGCGACATACCGCACCTGTTGCGCTATTGCCCCTTGTCGTGCATCAGTGATGCCACAGCCAACAACACCCGGCTTGGCACTACCTACACCCCATATGAACACTACTATGCATGGAAGAAAGTAAATAACGAAGATGAGTCTGCGCAGAAAGGTATCGACCAAGTGCGCACCATTGTAAAAGGAGTTTACGAACCTGTGCGCTTCTTGGAGGTGCTGCGCGACTATGTCTATTTCCCCGATGCCGACTTTGACGGCGAGGAGGAGATAGTGTGCCGCTATCCGCAATTCTTCGCAACACGTATGCTCCGCGAAAGTGTGCGCAAGGCTTTCGACGAGTGCACCACCAAAGGGGGCACTTACTTCGGTGCCACCGGCTGCGGCAAGACCTACACAATGATGTTCCTCGCCCGACAGCTCGCCCTGCGTTGCGAAGAACTCGGCTCGCCTACAATTGTAATGATTGTTGACCGCGACGATTTGCAGAGGCAAGCCGGGAAGCTGTTTCTTCGCTCCTCAGAATTTCTCGGTCTTGGCACGGCCAAGATTATAAAAGACCGTGAGGACTTGAAAACCGAATTGTCGCTGCGCGACTCAGGCGGCTTCTTCGTATGCACGATTCAGAAATTCTGCGAAGCAATAGGCGAACTTAACACCCGTCGCAACATCATCTGTTTCTCTGATGAAGCCCACCGCACACAGATAAGCCTCGGCAAGAAGCTCAAAGTGGTTGACCACAAAGATATTGAAGCCGAGGAAGAAATGTTGCAAGATGCGCCAAACCTTTCGGTAAAGATGATTGACGAAAGCAAAATCGGTGCTTTCGTAACCAAGCCATACGCTGAACAGCTGCGCATAGCGTTCCCCAACGCTACCTACGTTGGCTTCACCGGCACACCGATTGCCGAAACGATACAGGTATTTGGCGAAATCGTCGATCGCTATACTATGCGTCAGGCTGTCGATGACGACATTACCAAGGAAATAAAATATATTCCGCGCATAGCCAAAGTGACACTCGACAGCGAGAAGGTCAAAGAGATTGATGCATACTATAAGGTTTGTGCTGACGAGGGAGCTACTGACGAGGATATTGCGGCGAGCAAAAAAGCTATGAGTGCAATGGAGCTTATCCTTGGCGATGAGGACCGCCTTGAACGTCTCGCCGCCGACATTATCGCCCATTACACGGCTGCTTGCGACAATAACCCCGAAGTGATTCAAAAGGCTATGGTGGTATGTAGTAAGCGCGAGATTGGATATGCCCTTTTAAAGAAATTCCACAAACTGCGTCCCGACTGGTTCGAACTGAGGAAGCACCCGGATGGTATGGAAGTATCCGACAAGGAAATGAAGAAACTTGTGCCGATGCCTACAATCGCGATGGTTGCCACTCGCGGCAAGAACGACCGCAAGGAGATGTTCGACTATCTTGGCGACAAAAAGCGCACCAAGTCTCTTGAAGAAGCCTTCAAGTTGGAACACTCCAATTTCTGCATCGTTATCGTTGTGGATATGTGGATTACCGGCTTTGATGTGCCGTGTCTCACATACCTGTACAACGATAAGCCCCTGCAGAAGCATACGCTTGTGCAAACTATAAGCCGTGTAAACCGCAAATATCCCGGCAAGAAGAATGGCTATATAATTGACTATATCGGCATCCGCAGCAATATGATGGAAGCCCTGAAAACTTACGGAGGTGAGTCTTTCGGGCCGAGCGAGGACGATGTGCAACAGGCTCTCGACGCGCTCATTGTTGAACTTGACCTTATCAAACAGCTATTTTCTGGCTTCGACCTGCTGCCATTCACCGACAAGGATGCCAAACCGCTCGACCGCCTCGACTGTCTGCAAAATGCAGCTGAATACGTGCTGACTCTAAATAAGATGTACAATGTGGCAGCGGAGGGAGCGAAAAAGCCCAAGGTTGTCGATGCAAAGACATTCTTCCTCGCCCATATCAAGCGGCTTAAAATGGCCTACGACATCTGCCAACCCTCAAACGTGTTGACCCACGAACAGCTCGCACTGTCGCAGTGCTTTATGTGCGTAGCCTCATACATCCGCAAGGCATCCGGGGAGAAGCACGACACGGAGAGCATGAACCGTGCCGTGCAGAAAATGGTGGCCGAAGCCTTGCAATGCAATTCGGTAGTCAGCATACTTGAGTCAGATGTTGAGGAAAGTATTTTTAGCCCGGAATTTACCGACCAACTCGACAACATCAAACTTCCGGCCACTCGCCTTGAAGTCCTAATCAAGATGTTGCGCCGAAGCATCGGCCAATATAAGAACACCAACAAAGTCGCTGCCGAGAAATTTGAAGAAATGCTCAGAAAGACCGTTGAGGAATATCACAAGCGTCGTTCATTGCTTTCAACTGAAGAAGCATCAGCAGCTCAACAGGATGCTGTTGACGAGATTATCCGCAACGCCACTCAACAAGCTCTTGACCTGCTCAATCAGCTCGGCGAAGATAAAGAGAGTTTTCGCAAACTCGGTTTGACTTTCGAGGAAAAAGCCTTTTACGACATATTGTTGCATCTGCGCGATACTCACAACTTCGAGTATGGTGAGGATAAAAAACACGGTTCGCTGATTATCAACGACAAGTGTAAGGCTCTCGCCAAAAAGGTGAAAGAGTTGATTGACACCAAATCATCTTTTGCAGATTGGCTCACCAACGGCAATGTGCGAGCCGAACTCAATCAAGACCTATTCTTCCTCCTCGCCGAAAACGGTTATCCCCCCGAATGGAATGACGAAGTTTTCGACCAAGTTCTCGACCAAGTGGAGAACTACAAACAACACAACAGCTAAACTCACTATTTCGAGCATGAATAATCTCTTTAATACAGAATTTTATAATCGAGAAGAACTGTTTCAACAGTATCGGCTTTTTGTTGACTCAGCAGAGAAGATTAGTGAACGCCGTAATCACCTTAACACCTTTTTTATAGCACTGCATTCTCTTCTCGTATCTGGTCTGTCTCTTTTCAAATCTGAAATTTTTGCATACATCATTCCTATCTGCATTTTTGGCTGTATATTAGCTTTTCTGTGGTGGTATATGTTATGCAACTATCGTTCGCTTAACAAAGCCAAATTTAGTATTATTCAGGAAGTTGAGAAACATCTACCACTCAATCTATACAGCACCGAGTGGGCTCTATATAAGACGAGGAAGCATCGGTTTAATCCTACGCGCTATCTTAGCTTCTCACGACTGGAGATGATACTTCCATGGCTGCTAATTTTAGTATATATATGCTTAATCATCATAACATATTATAATCATGTATAACATATTTATTAGTCATTCATGGGCTTATTCAGATGCTTATGATAAGTTAATGAATCTGCTCAGAAACCATCCTACTTTCGCTTTTAGGGATTATTCAGTTCCTAAAAACGACCCAATTCATCACTGTCCCAATGATTGGCAATTGAGAACTGCGATTGAAAACCAAATTCGTCCAGCCTCTTGCGTACTCATCTTGGCAGGAGTATATGCAACCTATAGTAAGTGGATTAACATTGAGATTGAAATTGCAAAGCGTTTAGGTAAACGAATTATAGCAATTCAACCTTGGGGTGCAGAACGTACATCAACTGTGGTTAAGAACAATGCCGATGTAATAGTAAACTGGAATACCAATTCCATTGTATCTGCCATTCGCGGGTATTAAATCATTTTGGCACAACTTCTTATGTTGCGTTGCGGCACCGCCGCCGGGCTTTCGTGAATCGAGCCTAAGGTCTCGACCGTAAGGCTTCAATCCCATAACGCGGACTCTCGGAGAAATCCGGGAGTCTGTTGTTTTGTACCCCTGCGACACCTCGCAGGGAGAGCGGTATAGTGGACTTCATTCTTCACAGGATACGGGTTTTACCGTTCAATTATACCTCTGTCATCAGGAGGGAAAGTATTCGGAGTACCTTACAGGGGTGTTGCGTGGCATTAGGCATCTGAGCTGCATTTTCGATTTGTGCTTCCACTGAGGTTCGGGCTACATTTTCGATTGGCGCTTTGGCCGTCGGGGATAACTTCACGGTTAAGATTGGTGTGATGCAACGGTCTGCACCGAGGGAGGCTAACGCTGTGTCCTGATTTTGCGAGACAGTTGTTTGAGGGTGACATTACTTGTAAACACGCACGGAACGCATCTGATATTTCACACTCGCGAAGTTAGCGGCTTTATCTACGCTCGTCAAGGGCAGGTGAATTTGATTAAAAAATCTTCCTTTTTCCGTCGTGCCTATGAAAAAGAGTATTCAGAGGGGACAAGCCCTTTTCATCAAACCCTTGTCGGCTAACGTGCCCGGAGGCACTGATGGGTCAGCCGCATATTCTGCGGTGTAAAAATCAAACGCGCCCCGGCGCACAGTAATAACCCCTCAAAAACTTCAAAATCATGACATACGTTAGCTGCATCTCCCTCGATACAAACCGCCGCCTCAAAGAATATCAAGTAGAAGTTATCACCTTCGACGGCGAAAGCGAAATAGTTTATGTAGTAGCCCGCACCTCCGAGGAGGCACAGGAAAAGGCCGCAGCCCAGGTGCCAAACGCCGACTACACGATGGTTCAAGGTTCTTGCGAATACTAAATCCACCTCCCGAGGACAGAGGGTTGACCGAAAGGTCAACTTTTTGTCTGTTCATCATTCCGTCCTTATCATTTTTTATCGGTCCTCCGCCACCGGCTCTATGCCGAGGGTCGCGGTCAGGCTTCCGGTTGGGCGACTTGCAGCCGGTTCGCTTGCACGACATCCGAGTTGACCGCTCAACGCTCCAAAGGTCGCTCAGTTCTTCAAAGATAGACGAGGGCATTTCGCACTTTTGTTTCGGGAAGGATCGTATTGGGTTTTGTCTATCGAGACGGAGCCGGGCTGACCGCCGCTTTCCACTTTTGCCCTCATTGTCGCACCAACATATTGAGAACCGCAGCACATCTGTGTATCGGCAATTTCCAACTGTCTTGTCTGTGTCAGACGGCGGTGTGCATAGCCGTTCATTGGTTGGACTTCGGGGGAGTTCGCTCCGGCACCGCCTCCGCTCGCCACGACCTCCGACATTCTCCGATGTTCAGGGAGTCGCTTGCCGTATCGGGCACAGGGGTATACATCGCCGCTCTTGGCGGCATCCACAGCGCATTATCCTTGCCACACCGTTGAATCGTACCGCACCGAACTTGCTGCCCCGACGAGTGCGGAGTGCTTGCCGGGCTCAACGGTGAGGCGATTTGAGACGTTTTTTCTGCTTAGTTTTCTTTGCCTTGAAGTCTTGGAGGTGTGAACCGAGGTCTATTTTTCCATTTGCAAAGGTAGGGTTGCCCGCTCACCGCAAAACAAGCCGGGGATTTCTTCAACAAAAATTCAAAATCTCCACCCCTAAAGGGGTAGTATTTGGACGCTGACGCTAATTTTTCTCTTGAAATTTTTGCTATTGGTCGCTTTCTCAACATCATTTCCTGACGGTCATTCCTCCCAATTTTGGCAATGTAAAAATTAAGAGCCTCGGCTCACAGTCAAAACCTCCAAAACTTCAAAATCATGGCAAAGAAAACTAAAAAATCCGCAGAAAAAACTCAGGCTCAAACCGCAGCTCCCGCCGTCGAGACTACTCCGGCAATCACTCCCAAGCTCATCGTGGCTCAGCGCAAGTTCAACCGCTGGTACGTCTATTTCAAGGGCGTGGCTCCCAAGGATAACGTGGGCTGCGGATGTAAGACCGCCAAGAGCGCAATGCGATATATGCACCTGCTCAAAGCCCGGTACGGAGCGACTATCTCCCAAAACATCTATGAACGCCTCCAGTTCGAGGCAGCGAGAGAGGCTTGATGCCTCTCTCGGCTCTCTCCCCGAAAGTCCAACCTCAAATACTCACGACTATGTACGAATATAAATGTTACACAAAACAAGGTAGTTGGAAATTCTATGCCGATACAGATACAGACGCGCTCCGCCTCGCTCTTTTCTATTGTTGGCGCGATGGAGAGGACTTCATAAGAGTGGAAAGCTCGTATGGCGGACAGTCCTACACGCTCCGTCTCTGCAAGATAGACAAAACAAACTCAATACAAACCATCTAAATTCCGAAACAATGAAACAGTACGAAATGCCTTATTCGTTCCTCTTTACAGACGAAGAACTGACCGACCTCTGGAGCTACTACCGCCGCATACATCAGATTATCCGATGCGTTGAAGACCGCTATCATCTCGCCATTACCGATATGGAAGTCCACTGTGGGGCGCTCTACCGCTCACGCGCACTTCTCGCTGAGGCTCAACGCCGGGAGACGTTACAGGGCAACGCCCTGATGCCTATATTGGAGCAATAGTCTCCAATATCTCTCATCGCGGTTGCTCCCTGCCGGGGGAGTCACCGCTTTGTGCTGTCTTTTCTCGTCAGTCAGCCACCGGCTAACTTTGTGTCGTTATGCTACGAATAGGTTTCTATACTCCGACCGTGATGCTGACATCCGAGCTGTCAGACATCTCGATATTCACCGACCAAGAGGCGGTGGACTTCTCGCTCTATGCCGCAGGTATTGAGGTGCTGTCGGGGCGATACTACGCCTTGAATGGCTCAATCCGTATCTGTGACATCGCGCCGCTCATCGAGAGTGCCATCTCAGGCAATACCGACTCCCTGCTTGCCGACTGCGAAATCGAGGTCTCTGCCGGGAGCGAGACAGCCACACACGACTTCCAAGTGCTTTACTGCGACAAAGCGCTCGGACTCATCGACCCGATGGAATGGTTGCTGCAGAACTTTCTCACGCTCACTCCATACCGTCGCATTGCTCCTGAGGGCTTCTTCGAGGTGCAATGGTATGCCGCCGACCGCGAGGGTATTTCGTTTATGGTGTACTGCACCTTTCTCAACGACAAAGGTGTTCAGGACACTTACAGCTACGTCCAATCGGGCAACGGACTCGTTCAGCACGGCGCAGGTATATGCCGAGAGATAGTCATGCTTCCGCAGGTAGCCGCCAAAGTGAAGTCGGCGCGTAAGATTGACTCGCTCACGCTCCAATCCATCACCGTCCGCCGTGGCGACCGCCTCCTTACGGTGTTCGCTGACCCGTCGCTGTCGGGCATCGTGCCGTTCCATTACACCAACTGTTTCAACGCCGTTGAATCGTTGGCTTTGCCTCGCATAACGACCGAGAAAATCAAGGTTGATAACTCCATAGCCTCGCTCGGCAAGTCCTCGCGGTTCTATGATGTCAACGTCTCAAAGGAATACGAGGTCGAGATGGGCCCGCTCACCTCTGACGAGTGTTCGCAGGTCGAGCAGATGCTCACATCAACGCAAGTCCGCATCCCGTGGGGCATATTCTCACCAATCGACGAAATCGACTTTTATGCCCTCACGCAGATTATGATAACCGACTTCACCTCTGAACTGTCGGACACCGACGAGAAGATGAACACCGTAAAATTCACTTGGCGATTTATGGATAACCGCCCGAAAGCACAGCTCAAATCCTCGCCCGGCATATTCAACGACTCATATAATCCTGTATTCTCATAATGGCTCGCTCGATACATATATCCACCGCTCGCACGATGCTCAACTCCGGCGACCCCGTCGATATTTCCGTATGGAAATCCGACGGCTCGATTCTCGAACTCCGTAACGTCATATCCCTGCGATATTCCTTTTACGGAGGTTGGCGAAACGTCAAGTTGCTTATCTCCGGCGAATGCCGCAAGATACGCGACTGCTGTATTTTCCGTGTCAACGACCTTGAAGTATTCCTTTGATACCTCGCAAATTATTCGTAATTTTGTACCGTAAAAACATCTCTTTATGAAAAAGATTATCGCAGTTTTCATTTTTCTTTTTGTTTGTTTATTGAGTTCTGCTCAGATAAATAGGACAATACTTGGTTGCACGATAGGCCAAAGCACACTTTCCCAAGTAAAACAGACTTTGAAATCTCAGGGAATAAAGTTAAAATATGAGAAAAATGCAGATGCCTATATTTACATATCGGACAATAAATTTGTTTCCTTTGGAGGTGTAAAATGGAACGGAGTAGGCTTTTTCTTCAAAAATGATAGATTATATCAAGTTCAATTCCAATATTTTATTGGAGGAGAAAATCATTTAAGGGAAAGAGATTTCACTCGTACACTTGAAAACAAGTATGCTCGATACAAACAGGAAGTTGAAACTCCTGCTGGTGCGCATTATACCAAATTTTACAAAGATAACACAAAAATGGTCGTGGCATTTACTTGCTACCCAGGGCACTGTATCTTGCAATATTTTGATGATAAAGTATTCGATAGAATCGCTAATGAGAACAGTGATGAACTCTAAATAAGCGTCTTTTCGCAACCGTCATAAGGTCCATAACTTCGCTTAAAATCTCAGCAAGTTATGGACTTCTCTATTTCCGACAACAACCTAACCCTTCAGCTCGATGGGCAACCGCCCATCAATTTCAACTCCGTTGAAGACTTGCCCGGACTCAATGCCCGTGCTATCTTCAAGGTCAATTCTTCCTCGGTTTTCAAGGAGGACGTTGACATAGTGCCTACCATCGTAGATGATAAGCTCTCTTATATTCCATGGGGCGGCGACAATCAAATGCCTTTCGACATTCTCGACCTCATAGAGAAAGACGAAACATTAGCCACCTGCCAATGTTTCAACGCCGAGGTCTGCTATGGCTCAGGCTTGCGGTATGATACCTGCGTCGCCTCTGCTTCGGTCAAGAATGAAGTCGAGGACTTCATTCTCGACAACGACCTCGCCTCATATTTTCTCGGTGTCAGTCAGGACTTCAAGCACTTTGGCTTCGCAGTGTCAGTTCTTATTCTCAATGAAGACGGCACGAAAATCGTGCGCCTCATTCGGAAGGAAGCCTGTTACTGCCGTTTCGCACCTGCCGATGCATCCGGCAAAATTCCAAAGATACTCTACGCCAACTGGCGCAAGGTCGTATCATCGCGCTCAGACATCGAGGTAATCGACCTGCTCGACCCGGCTTCACCGTGGCGAGATTTGCAAGACAAACTCGCCAAAGGGTCAAAGACCCGGAAGTTCACCGTCGTGTCGCGCATCCCGACGGTGGATTCTACATATTACCCTATACCTTATTACGCTGCGCTGTTCAAAGGGAAATGGTACAACATCAAACAGCTCATCGGCATAGCCAAGGAAGCGAAGCTCAAAAACCACGCCCCTATAAAATACCAAATCGAAATATCCGCCAAATATTGGGAGTCGATTTTCCGTGCCGAGGGCATCACCGACCGCCGCAAGCAACAGGAGCGCATCGTCCGTGAGAAACAATCAATTCTTGATTTTCTAACCGGCGCGGAAAACTCCGGCAAAGCGTGGTTTTCCACATTTTACATCACTCCCGACGGAAAGGAGCAGCACGATGTTGTCATAAACAAGATTGACGACTCAAAGGAGGGCGGCGATTGGGAAACCGACATTCAGGAAGCTATCAATATGATATGCTTCACTATGCGCGTACACTCAAACCTCGTCGGCTCCGTGCCCGGAAAGGCGCAGACCAACAACTCCGGCTCCGACAAGCGCGAGCTTTACACAATAGCCCAAGCCTTGCAGAAACCGTATCACGACCTGCTCTTTACCGTTCATCGTATCATAATCCGATTTAACGGATGGCAGGGCGTGACAGTGGACGTGCCATTTATCCAGTTAACTACACTTGATGAACACGCTGATGCAAAGCAAGTAACCACCAATCCCGACTCCAACAATGAAACTGATAACAACTGATGAGCAACTGCGTTCTCATCTTCCCAACATCATTGCCTCGGTCAAGGGCGAATCGCCCTTACTCGAAAGGCTCGCGCTCTTTCTCGACCTCGCCGAAGACTGGGTCAAAACTACTTTCACTTCGGAAAGCACGTTTAACACAATTTGCGGCTACACTGACGCGAATCCCACAAAAATACTGACCGCACGACTTGTTGTGGCAGACGCTTTGCGCCGTGCCATTCCCTCGCTCGATATTGTCCTCACGCCTAACGGCTTCGGGGTAATAAATACCTCCAATATCGCCCCGGCTTCCAAGCCGCGCGTTGACAGGCTCGTTGGTTCTATGCTCTCGCACCGCGACGATTGCATCTCTGCTCTGCTCCCGGCACTTGTCGGAGCGAGCAAATGGCTCAACTCGGACCAAGCCGACTTCTTCGGAGCTACACTCTTTCCTACTTTGGAAATCGTGGAGCTGTTACCCGGCAACGCCACCACGAAGTGGGAGCGTTACCTCGAACTCCGCTCACAGGTAATTGACCTTGAAGCGTCGTTGGCCGAAGAATGGTTTTCGCCGGAACTGATGTCAGCACTTCGCGCAGAAAACCTGCGCTCAGATCTGACTGAAGAAAGAGGTATCGCAGTCCGACAGATAAAAGCCCAACTCGTGAGCTACCTTAACGCCGGGTCGTTCAACTCGCGTAGGCTCGCTGACATAGTGAACTACATTCGCCTAAATGACAGCGATTTCAAGGAATGGCACAACTCCGATACCGCGAAGTTGTTTGCTCCGCCCATTTTCCGTAACGAGAAGAAGTCCTCCGGCTACTTCTTCTGAACTCAGGGCTGTCAGGCAGTCAGTGACAGCTGCGTCGCAAGGGTCGTTTGTCAATCATACCGAATTGGAGTTACGGCACATAGCACTGATTTTCCTATGCAAAGTTAGAATATGCGTCGGCAGGTCAAGGGCAAGACGAGTCCGCTATGAAAATCTTCCGCTTGCAGAGAGTATTTTCACGGCTGACCCTTGACTCTCTCAGCCTACTATGCACATTCTTTTGTTTGCGCGTAAAATCAAACGTGCTGCGGCACATAACTCTAAATCAATTCGATATGATACAATCAGACAAACTACCCAAACAGAGCGACTTCGCCAACCTCACTGACTACTCGCTCAAATGCCCAAAGGGGTTCAGAAGTTTCTTCGCCTACATCCACTTCCTCGATTACTCGACCTGTCTGTGGTCCAACATCTTCGCCAAGACCCGCTCTGCGGCTATGTCGCAGGTGCTTCTCAAATTCGCTGACTGCGGCGAATATATCAGCGGCATCAATCTCCACGAGAGAGAATGAACGACCCTCACAGCCTTTCAGCGGCTCCCACTTCGGGAGTCGCTTTTGCTGTCTTTTAGGTATCTGTCGGACTACCGTACATTTGCCAATAAAAATTTCTTTTCGATGGAAACCATCTCAATCAATTTCATTATTCCGGCTTCGTGGCACGAACTCTCCGACAAGCAGCTTATGTATGTCTATCAGATGCTCGCCAATGACTTCGCCACCGACGAAGTCAAGACCTTATGCTTGCTCCGTTGGAGCGGTGCAAAGGTAGAGGCTCGCCAAGACAGCGGCTCTTACATTCTCAAAAAAGGAAAGCTCATTTTTGAAGTCACGCCGCTTACAAT